ATCGGTCTTCACTTCTACCCAATCTGGGAAGCTGCAACCCTCGACGAGTGGTTGTATAACGGAGGACCATATCAACTCATTGTGTTCCACTTTCTCATCGGTATCTCAGCTTACCTGGGACGTCAATGGGAACTTAGTTATAGGCTCGGAATGAGACCATGGATTTGTGTCGCTTATTCCGCACCTGTTGCAGCATCCTTTGCTGTCTTCCTTGTTTACCCATTCGGTCAGGGGAGTTTCAGTGATGGTATGCCTCTTGGTATTTCAGGGACTTTCAATTTTATGTTTGTCTTTCAGGCAGAACATAATATCCTCATGCATCCTTTCCACATGCTCGGCGTTGCAGGGGTATTCGGTGGAGCTTTATTCGCTGCTATGCATGGAAGTCTGGTTACTTCCTCACTTGTTAGGGAAACAACTGGACTCGTATCGCAGAACTATGGATATAAGTTTGGACAGGAGGATGAAACCTATAACATCGTAGCCGCACATGGCTACTTCGGAAGATTGATATTCCAATATGCTTCTTTCAACAATAGTCGTAGCCTTCATTTCTTCCTTGCTACTTGGCCAGTGGTTTGTATCTGGCTTACCTCCATGGGAATCTCTACAATGGCATTTAACCTCAACGGATTCAATTTTAATCAATCCGTCACAGCGACCAATGGCAGAGTTATTCCTACTTGGGCTGACGTTCTTAACAGAGCTGACCTTGGTATGGAAGTAATGCATGAAAGGAATGCACACAATTTCCCACTCGACTTAGCTGCAGTAGATACACCTGAAACCATCTCTATAGGTTAGTAAAATCTTTAACAGTTTAACAAAATAT